CCGCCGGGACGTGGACGGTCAAGGCGGTCAAGGGCAGCGACAGCGCGAGCAAGGCCGTGAGCATCACAGCTGAGGGGCAGGCCGCGACGGTGACGCTGGTCTATTGGGACGGCACGATATACGACGCAGGCAACGAATACACCGCACAGACAGACGGCTGGACGTGCGTGACTACGGGCGGTGATGCCGCAGCCACAAAAACAAATAATCGGCTTACTGTATCTGTGAACCAGACAAGCAGTACGGCGTATGCCCGCACTGCAAACAAGATTTCCCTTACCGGCTTCACAAAGATCCAGGCCACCGTCTCCGCGCAGACTCACAGCAGTTCTTGGGGCGGCAACGAACGCTGCAAGCTGCTGGTATCGGCTAACGCTGACCTGAGTGACCCTGTGGCATCAGCGCAGCCGACAACAAATGACGCGCAGACTCTTTCACTGGATATAAATCTTACCGACACATATTACGTCGGAATCAAGGCTGCCGCCGGTACCGCAAGCAGCGTATCCATGACGGTAACGAAGATAAAACTGGCGTAGGAGGGCAGGACATGATCATTTATATTGACGGTGATTTTAAGTGCCACGTCTCGGCGGCTGAGGGGCGCAGGGAGATAGAGACAGGCTTCTTCAACGGCAAGTGCCCAGAGTGGATAGAGAGCTATCGCTTCGTCCCCGAGGGCGGGACATGGACGCGCGAGGACGGAGAAGAGTTCGCTGGCGCGGAGATGATAAGCCCGTGGAAAGACCTGGGCGAAGCATATGCGGCGCAAGCGGCGTATGTAACGGCGCAGAATGCGCAGTACGAAGCGGCATTGACCGCCATCGAAAACGCGCTGGAGGTGACGACATGACCATTGAAGAAAGAGCAGAACGGTGTTTGACCCGCATAGCGGAGATTAAGCAGGGCGGCAGTTCTGCCGAGATAGAGGATATGCGCGCCGCCCTCGCCGTGTTGGGCGTCACCGACGAAGAGGAGGGCAACGAATGAGCTACCTCAAAAACGCGCAGAAGCTCCGCAACGACATCGATAGTGCCGGTGCAATGCTGACAGATGAACAGGCCGTAACCGTACCGGCGATATACTGGCCATGGGACGGAGACGGTGTGAAATACGCTGCCGGGGACAGGCGCACGGATGACGGCGTACTGTACCGCTGCATCACGGCGCATACGTCGCAGCCGACGTGGAAACCCGCCGATTCTCCGAGCCTTTGGGCAAAGGTGCTGATACCCACGCCGGGAGAAATCCCCGAATGGGAGCAGCCGAGCAGCACGAACCCCTACGCCAAGGGCGACAAGGTCAAGCATAACGGGAAGATATGGATATCTAATCTCGACGGGAACGTATGGGAACCCGGCGTATACGGATGGACGGAGGTAACTGAATGAGCGCGATAACAATCTATGAACAGCTCCGCAAGCACGGCATGACAGCTGCCGGAGTTTGCGCCATGCTCGGCAACATGAACGCTGAGAGCGGCCTGAAAAGCAACATTGCCCAGCGCGGCATGACAAGCCTTACAGACGAAGAGTACACCCGACAGGCCGATAGCTACGCTATTTCACAGGCGAACTTCATTCACGATGCGGTGGGGTACGGGCTCTGCCAGTGGACGTATTGGAGTCGCAAGCAGGCGCTCTTGGATTACGCGCACAGCGTAGGCAGAAGCGTCGGCGATGAGGAAATGCAGGTAGATTTCTGCGTCGGAGAACTCAAGGCAAGTTACGCCGGATTGTGGAACTTCCTGTGTACCACTGAGGACACCTACGAGGCCACAAGCCGCATATGCAAGGAGTATGAGCGCCCTGCGGTGAACAACATCAACACTCGCTACGGCTACGCTCAGAAGTATCAGGCCGAGCTTGCAGACGGTGCAGAGCCGGAGGAGACTCCGACAGAGGAAACCTACTGGCCACCCCGCATGATCTGCGAGGGCATGTCCGGCGCTGATGTAGGCGTGGCTCAGGCACTGCTTGTTGCGCACGGCGCGGAGCTTGCCATAAGCAGCGTGTTCGATGCGAAAACGAAAAACAGAACGATGGAGTTCCAGAGTGGCTGTAATCTCCATGCAGACGGGATTATAGGCAACGACACGTGGTCGGCACTGTTGAGGAGGTGAGCGGCGATGAAGTGAACACGCGCAATCCCAAATACATAGAACGAGGAACGATAAATGGAGCTTTTGAAAACCATCATATCTTGTTGCGGCGCAGCTCTGGTCACTGGAATATTCTCTGTGATCCTCGCAAACAAGGGCATTAAGAAAGAGCGGCAGGCGGCGGACGACGCCGTCATGGCAAAGCTGGATGCGCTCGGCAAGCAGCTCGATGAGCATATCCGTAAGGACGCAGCGGCAAAAGCTGACGAGTCCCGCAGCCGCATACTGCGATTCGGTGACGAGGTACGCCGCGAAGTGCTGCACACAGAGGAACACTGGATTGATATCCTCAGAGACATAGACCGCTACGAGAGCTTTTGCGACGGTCATCCGGATTACGAGAACAACCGTGCGACGCGCACAATTCAGTATCTTAAAAACGTCTACGACGGGCGTTTGAAGAAAAACGACTTTTTGAAATGAGGTAATAATATGAAGCTTTCCAACAAAGTATACGATGTTCTCAAGTGGCTGGTAGTCATTGTCCTGCCCGCCGTCAGCACGTTTTACAGCACCGTCGCGCCGCTGTTCGGCTGGTATGACCCCGGCACTGTCGCGCAGGTCATCAGCGCCGTCTGTGTACTTGCAGGCGCGGTCATCGGCATATCTACGGCTGAGTACAATAAGACCAAGTAACACCTCGGCGCAAACAAAAAATCCTTGTAAACCGACAAAACGGAGGACAGATGAAAGAATCCGTGAAAAATTTCTGCCGCTTGAATGGGCTGAACCAGCGATCAGCAAACCTTGTAGACATGCTATATAATGCGTACATAGGAAGTGAGGCTAACGACAACAGCAGAAATAAAAACCAGTCTGATAACGCCAGGGGAGAAGAACAAACTGCAATTTCCGAGAGCACTAAAGGAGCAGTTTGAACGCGACTGCGGCTTTACCGACGAGGAGTTGACCATATTCCGCATGAGGGCGCGGGGAATGAGCATCTTGCAAATTTCCTTTGCTCTTCAAACGGAAACCGAGCTGTACGGCACCGAGAAAGTCGAGCGCCGTATACGGAGCATAAAAAACAAAATAGCTGCCGCGATTGATGGCTAAATAATGTGTTGATGAGGGCTAACCGATGGGTTAGCCCTCTTTTTTTATGCGAGAATATCAGCAGAAAGGACGTGACATAATGGATTACCCACAGTATTACCAACAGCCCGCGCAACAGCCACAGCAGCAGTTCTACGGCGGTTATCAGCGGCCTATGCAGCAGGTACAGCAAGCACCGCCGGGGTACGTCTGCAAGCCCGTGACAAGCCGTGAGGAGGCCGTAGCAACGAGCACGGACTATTTCTCTCTTGGTGTCGTAATGCCAGACTTGGGGCACGGCATGATCTATCTCAAGCGATTTAACCAGCAGACCGGATCATCCGACTTTTTCGAGTTCCAGCGGTATATACCGGAACAGTCTGCACCGGTGGAGTATGCGACAAAAGCCGATCTTGATGCGCTCCGGGCGGAGTTGACACCTAAGAAGAAACGGAGGGCAGACGACGATGAATAACCCAATGATAGGGCTGATAAACCTTGCCCGTAGCGGCGGCAATCCCATGACGCTTATACAGCAGATGGCGGGGAGGAATCCGCGAATGCAGCAAGCGTACAGCATGATACAGGGGAAAAATCCGGAACAGCTCAAACAGATGGCCGAGAACATGGCGAAAGATCGCGGCATGACAGTTGAGCAAGTCGCTAAGAATATCGGTTTGATGTAAATAAAAACCCGCTCCGCTGTTGCAGCAGCGGAACAGGTAAGCGGCAAGAACGTAAGTTCTTCTATAAATAAGTATAGCATAAAGGCGGGCTTGTGGCAAGCTTGCAATTAAATATTCTATCAGTTCACGGCATCTTGACAAAAAGCCGCTCACTGGATGCAACCGAGAGCGTACGGCTCGGATGTAAATAAACTGATAGGAGACTTTTTATGGCAGACGATTTTATGAGCGGATTTCTCGCCGGGCAGGGCGACGGTAATTCCAATCGCGGCGGAATGTTCGGCGGTGATGGATGGTGGGCTATCATCATCTTCGCGCTGATCTTCGGTTGGGGCAACGGCGGCTATGGCTTCGGCGGCGGCAATTCCGGCGGTGTAGCCGATGGCTATGTCCTTGCCTCCGACTTTGCGAACGTTGAGCGCAAGATCGACGCGGTGAACAACGGCGTTTGTGACGGCTTCTACGCGATGAACACTGGAATGCTTAACGGCTTTGCCGGTGTGACGCAGGCCGTGACGAGCGGATTCTCTGCGGCGGAGCTTGCCCGATGCAATCAGCAGGCGGCACTTATGCAGCAGCTTAACGCCATGCAGATGCAGGCACAGGAATGTTGCTGTGAGAACCGACAGGCGATCGCGCAGGTGCGCTATGACATGGCAACGCAGGCTTGCGACACGCGCAACACCATCCAGAACGCAGCACGTGACATAACCGACAACCAGAACGCGGGGACGAGAGAAATTCTCAACTTCCTCACGAACAACCGACTGCGTGAGCTTGAGGCGGAGAACTCCACACTGAAGCTCGCGGCGTCTCAGGCGGCGCAGAATAACTACCTTGTCAACACTCTGCGCCCTGCACCCATACCGGCGTATCAGGTGCAGAACCCATATTCGTATGGCGCGAACGGTTGCGGCGGCTGCGGCAACTATTAAGCAAAACTGATATCGGGGCGGGGATAACCCGCCCTTGAAAGGAGATTACTATGTCATGTAAACCCGTATGTCAGCTTTGCCCAAAGCTGATACTCAGCCAAGCGATAACGTTTGCCGATGGCAACGTAGTTGTCAACCTCCCGGACGGCAGCTATACCAACGGCGAGAAATACTGTATCGTGTTGGCACAGACCATACCCGCGACGGCGACGATCAACGCGCCGGTCGTGTTCACCATCGGCACGGGGACAACTCAATTTCCGCTGACAAACCGCTGCTGCGCACAGGTGACAGCGTGCGGAGTGCGGACGCGGACGAAGTACAGCACCATCGTTGTCACGAACTCAACGGGCGCGACGTTCCGCATGATCGGAAACCCGTGCTGCTCTCCGAGCAACAATCTTACCGCAGTTAACGCGGCAACAGGAGGTGCGACAGCATGAGCAGAACCGACCGTATAATGAGAATCCGCGACTATCAGCCGCAGGACAAATACCGTGACCGCCGGGGGCGCGAGCATTACGACAATGGCCGTTACGCGCCGCGCAATGAATACCGCGACAACTACCGGGATGATTACTATGAGCGCCGCAGAATAGGCTTTGACTACGATGCACCGCGCATGGGCGATCCGGTGAGCTATGGCGGGGACTATGAGCGCGGTTATGGCGGCGGCAGTATGTACAACGGCATGAGCCGCGAGATGGCGGATGAATGGATGCACGACCTTGAAAATGAGGACGGCAGCAGGGGCGCACATTGGAGCTACGATCAGACGTCAAATCTTCTTAGTCAGAAGAAATACGACTGCGATCCGATAGAGTTCTATGTTGCAATGAATATGCTGTACTCTGACTATTTCAAGGTTGCAAAGAAATTCAACGTCAACAACACAGAGTTCTACGCCGATCTTGCCGAAGCGTTCCTTTGCGATAAGGACGCGGCAGACGATAAGCTCATAAGATATTATGAGTGCGTCGTAGACTAAGCCGGAGGCCGGGGACAATCCCCGGCCTTTGCCGAATTTGTGTTAATAATACGTTGATAATAGAACGGAACGGATAAGAACGGAACGGAATAAAAAAGTGACAGGATTCGCAAAAAACTTCGTAAATCCTGTCATTTTTGGTGGAGATAAGCGGGATCGAACCGCTGACCTCTTGAATGCCATTCACGAAAAATGCACCTATTTTCAACGGTTTGCGGGCTTTTGTTGATAGTAGGTTGATAATAGAAAGGCATCAAAATATGGCTCTTCAAGAGCCTATTCAAGAAAAACTATCAACGCCGTTATCAACATCATAGTGCATCTGTTATCTTCCTCAAATCCGCGTAGTTTACGTCCTGATAATGCCGCAGCATTTCATCACTTGTGTGGCCGATGAGGGCGAGCTTGTCACGATCCGCTCCGTCGACACGTTTCATAAGCGTTGCGAATGTGTGACGGCAGCTGTGCGGAGTATAGGTGTAAAATTTCTTCCCGTCGCGCTCGACGATGGGATTATCTATGCCGCACTTCTCAAGCACTGAATAAAACAGGTCCCGATATCGTGAGGTCGTGAACGGCTTCCCGTCCTCATCGGTGAACACCGCACCGCTGGTTTTGCCCTGCATGGCCTTGTCAATGTATTTCTGAATCTTCGGGGAGACGGTGACAGTGCGATCCGTTCCGGCCTCCGTTTTAGCGCCGCCGATAAATGCCCGCTCTTTGCCGTTGTAATTCGCCGCGTCGAGCGTTACAAACTCGGCAGGACGAAAGCCAAGGTAACATTGGCACAGCACGATAGACGCGCCAAAAACGCCGTCTACGTGCTTCTCAAGCTTTGGTATAGCATCATCCGGCAGCGCGTTTTTCGTGCCGCTGTCGCCGCTCACGGTGAGGTACTGCCCCATATTAAGCGTGACGTAGTGCCGGGGGATGGCGAATTTGTAGAGCAAGCCGCATAGGGCTTTCATGTTCTCTTTTGTGCGCCTCCCTTTGTTGCACTCGTCGAGGCAGTCTTGCAGATCGTCAATGTCTATATCCGAGATAAAGAGCCGATAGACCGGCGCGAAATATTTATATGCTGCCTTGTAACAATCCATCGTAGACTTCCCGGCGCGGTGCGTCGGCTGCCACGCCTCATAGATTTGCTTGAACGTCGCCTGTTTGGGCTTCTCACGTGGCGCGAGCTTCAGGACGGGTAAATAGTTCACCGCTTCTTTCTTTGTCTTAAAGCCGCCCTTAGTGCGCGAGACGGGGCGCGACACGCCGTCACTCCCGGTCGCATAGTCTATTGTCACCTTAGCCGTCCACGTCTTTCCGCGCTTGTAGACCGTGCCCATACCGTTTCCCCGGCTCTTTACCGTGCGCGGCTCCGACTGCTGCTTTGCGCCGCAAAACATACAGTATTTGCTTATGTCGGGGATCTCTTCTTTACATTTTCGGCATTGCATAACATCACCCTATAACAACGCCCCCGGTCTAACGACTGGGGGCTATTTTTATTTCCTGAACAAAAACCGCAAGGCGTAGCCGATGGCGGCAAGCGCCGCAATAACAAGCAGCACAAGGAAAACGAAGAACACGGATACTCCCGCAGAACGGAAAAGACCATCGCTGAGGATGCGCGCGTCGATAATCATGTAACCTATGACCGCCAAGAGCAGCAGCGTGGACACGGCAGCGAGAACGCCGACAATAATACGGGCGGTTTCGAGCCGTTTATCCTTTTGCTCATCAACGGCGGTGAGCCGGGTGTTGTCGATTTCCAGCTCATGAATGCGTTGTTGCTGCCCCTCCGGACTGTCAACGGGCTTCTCAAGCCCGAACAAATCATCCAGCGACAGGTCAAGCACCTTGCACAGCGCGGCGGCGTTGTACAGCAAGGGATTGACCTGTTTCCCGGCGCTGATATTGTTTACCGCCGATTTCGGTACGCCGGATTCGTCGATCAGCCTTTGCAGAGTGTAGCCCTTACTATCCTTGGCCTCACGTATTCGACCTTGAAAAGCGTCACAATACGGCTGCAATTCCTGAATAGCTGACACGTTTCACATCCTCTCAAAATTTTTTACAAAATATAGAGCTGCTTTAACGACTTAGCCGTATAGATATTTTTCGCTAAGTCTGCTACTATAAAAGCGTAGCAGATAAGTCGGTTTACAAGGTATCTGTTACAGCCCCGGCAGAGGTTGCCGCCAATGCCGGGGCGCTTGCATTAAGTCAAATCAATAACGGCGGTTGCGCTCGCGGCAGTTTCCCATTTATTATAGTCGATGATTTCAACATTTACCTCGACCGGGTCTGTTTCACTGGACAACGGAAACGCTTTGAAAACGGTAATGGTAGCGCCGTCCTTGATCTGCCGATAATACGAATCCCAATCGTAG